CACGTTTAACGTCGTCTTGCGTTACCTCTACGGCAGGACCACTATTAATGTTGTATAGGAAGTTTTCTTTCTTCCCATACTCAACGCCGCGGGCAAGGATCATGTTGCCAATCTGCAATATTGCATCAGCTTTGACTACGGGCAGCGTAGTGCGCCGGTCATAGAAGTACGCATGACGGGTTGGATCAAATCCTAGCTGAACGTATCGAGGATCATTAATAGCCTTTTGTGCCATTTCAAATGCGGCAGACGGGGAGACATTGACATACTCACCCTCCATCGTCTGAAGCGCATCTTTAGCAGACCCGGCAGCAATCTCTAATGCTTTAGCCTGGTTGCCAAGGGCGAACGTCACATTTTTTGCAAGCGCTACGCTGCGGTATCCAATCGCTAAGCCAGGCTTTGGCGATGTAACTTTGGGACGACCTTCATGGATCGACACAACAAAGGTCTTATGATTGTTCCACGCGGGGATATCTAGGCGCAGGCCCACCTTCGTACCATCGGGGATAGATACGTTGGCTTTCGGTTTCTTATCCGACGACAGGGCATTGACTACCTGATCATCTGTTGCAGGCGTCAAAGGCTCCGTATATAACGGAATGGGACGGAACCGATTGACCGCTTGGTCGTATTCCTCTTTGGTTACCTTTCCTTCCTGGAGGAGTTCTGCCAGTGCAGCCAGCTCAGGCGAACGGCCAGGAGGCAGCTTCTTCTTGGCTTTGGGCAGGTTTTCATCGAGGTCTTTGATGGTCTTTGCATCTTCGCCAAAGAGGTCAGACTGAGGCTCTTGCACTTTGATGGTTACTTGCTCTTCCATCAACTTACGCATATCAGACCAACTAAAGTATTGATAACCACGTTGGCTCGGTACTTTGGGTATCCGTAAAAAATCAAAGAGCTTAGATGTGTCTGGTGTTACTACACCCGGACGATCATCTGGGAAAAGGAATTTTGTTCTCCTACCAAACATCTGAGAGAACCGTTCGTACTGACCATTTGGTTTGATCCAAATGCCGTCTTCGACCGATGGTCCAACTTTCTTAAGTGCATCCCTATCTCTCGATGCAACCAACAGACGACCGCCGCTTTGTGAAATAGCTAACCTAAATAGTGTTCGTGTGACTTGTTCAGGCGTTTTGTTTTTAAACGCATCATTGTCAATAGTTGTGATGCCGGTTATGCTCAAGTCGTTGCCAAGAGCAATAACAACCATGGATTGTGGATTTTCGTCTACACGTTTTGCTATCTCAAATGGGTGAAAAGCCTCGGACGCTGTCAAAGGATTTTTTTGCAGAAGTTCTTTCTGCCCCATATCCTTGGAATAAGTCTGTACGTATCCTTCAGGAGTAATTACTGAATACTTATTTGTGTCTATAACGATATGGCCTTTGTACGTCAGCTTTGTAAAAGCATTGGTAAAAGTCTTCGTCACAGATTTATCCCCATCACTTACTTCCACGTTCCCGCTTGGATGGTTGTGTAACATCCAGACGCCAGTAGCACCAGCTTGCACAGCCGCCTCTTGCACTTTTTTCATGTACTCAATGTTGTTATCACCAACAATTGGAACGGCTGCTGCTGGCAAGCGGCTTGTCACACCTAACTGGGAAACAATTTCATTCGCGTCATTGACAAAGAACAAACGGAATGTCTCAAACCGAGGATGTCGGTAGACCTGGGAAAGAATTGCTAAATCATCGTAGCCAGTTACTTTTTGTCCAACGAGACTGACCCGCTGTCGTCTTGCGTAGTCTGTGGAGAGGGCCAAGGCGAGAGGGGTGTCGGTGGACTGTAAAGCATCCACGGTGGACACAGCCTCCCGTCTCGCAGTTTTACCGGCTTGATTGTTTTCGTTGGAGGGTAGCTGGCTATTAGCAAAGAGGGAGAGTTGTTCTGCATTTTCTTTTTTCCTTTTGGTAACTTTCTCCGGGGTGACCTGCTCCAGACCTTCAACACCAAACAGATCCTTCTGAGCACCAGGAGGCGTCGTTTTTCCTGGTGGCGTGGGCGGAGTAAGGCTAAAGAAGTCGCGCTCTAGTTCCGCTCTTCTTCGTTCTTCTGGGGTTGGCTCTCTAAGTTGAGGCGTTTCAACTCTTCCAAGATCCGCTTCTGGGATTGCAGGGGTAACTCCTTCAACCTCTCCAGTGCGTTCTTCGGCTGCGATTTCTGCGAGTCGGGCGTTAATTTGTCCAAGGGTCAGCTCCTTTGATAATTTTTCAATGTTTTCATCTATCACCCGCAACGCCATCTTGTCGTCTTCGTTCAAGAAGTCATTGTTCTCAATGCGCTCGATGATGTAGTCAACAGCATTACGAACCTTTGAGAATTCGTTGGGATCGTAAACATCTTCTGCGCGCACGAATACTTTGAGGCCATCAGGCAGGAAGTCATTGAGCTGCTCGTCTTCAATCATCTGCTGCAATGGCTTGCCGCGACCTGTCTTGCTAACAAAACTATTACGCCGGAGTGTTGCCCCTCGGCCCACGCCAAAGTCAACACGCTTCAGATCTTCATCGAGCGTTAGCATCCCATCTGGCAATGGGCGATCAGCGCCTTCAATTTTTGCAGGCTGGGCTGCTCTACCAGACAACAGATCAGCAAGGTTATTGAATCCCTTAGTGCCCTTGATGCGGTTGTACTGAATGTTTAGCGCTCTCTGCTTGTCGCTAATGTCTTTGCGTGCAGTCAGCTCTTCCTCGGACAGGATTGGCTCTTTGCCAAACATCTTCTCTTCAAAGACTGTCTTTGGACCTTTCGCTGGTAACTCTGGTACAGCCTCGACCTCGGGAGCAGTGACCTCTGGGGGAAGTGTTGGCGGTGTCGTAAGGGCAATCTTCTCAGCCTCAAAGGTGCTGAGCTTAGCCGCTGCCAAGTCCACTGCCTCTTGACCAACCTTGTTCTTTTTAAACGCTGTCTCGGCCCGTTTCAGTTCCTGCCGGGCTTTGTTAATGTCCGTTTGTATCTCTTTTGCAGGACGACCAGCAGGTTTAATAACAGGTGGCGTAGGGGGCGTGATCGTACCAGCAGGGGGAGTAGGAGGCGTGACTGTCCCGGCAGGAGGAGTTGGTGTTGGCGGCGTAGGAGGCGTAACGCTTACGCCCGTAGGAGTTACGGGAGGTGTAACAGCAGGAGGCACTGTAACATTTGTTACAGTAGGCGCGACACCAGCAATCTGGGCGGCTATGTTATTGGCTTCATCGAAGGTGCCAAACGTTCCACCATCCTGGGTCTGTCCTGTTGCCGTATCTATCATCAAGACTTGGAACTGACCGTTCGGAGCCGGGATGATCTGCGTTTCTGTCTGATCTGCGGGGTTTGTATATCCACCCAGGATTCCTGCCGACGGTGTAACAGGTGTTACAGGAGAAGGCCCAGCGGGTGGCGTAGTAGGTGCAGCGGCAGTTGGCGCAGCAGATGGGGTAGCAGCGGGCGGCGTAGTAGTAGGAGCAGCGGCAGGGGTGGTTGGTGTCTGAGGCCCCTTGTACGCATCAATAGCTTCTTTCGTTGCTTGAACAGTAGAGCCAAGTCCACCGCCAACAATCGCTCCTTCTAGCCCTGCTAAAGCAGCCTCTTCTAAATCAAATCCTCTTTGAGTCCCAGCGGTTTCTGCTGAATAGGTACCAAACTCTTCTGCAAACTCTGTGCCTGCTTGAACCCCAGTCTCTTTGGCAATTCTTCCGGGAGCCGTTTTTCCTGTTACCCCAGCACCAGGCAACAATCTGCCAGTAGCAAATTTTTCAAATAATGTTTCAAACGCAGCGGCGCTAGCAGCGGCAGACACATCACCAACCGTAGCTTCGGCTAAGGTCTTCTTGTCATTTTCAACACGTGACTTCAGTATCTCATTGGTTCGTGCGGCAAAGTATGCCGGGGCCATTGAAACCGCAGCCGCCATGTCCGGGATGGAAGTTATTACTCGTTCAGCAATAAACGGAACGGCGTTTAAAGGATTTTCTGTAAGGTCTTTAAGCTCTGTGCTTGGCGCGTAACCAACGTCTTTCTCGTAGTTCAACGCCTTGTCCGCAAACTTCTTGCCTACTGTGTCAATTGGAAGTTCAAATACCTGGTCTTTCGGAAGGCCAGTAAGGTTTGACATCAATTGAGCCAGCGTATCTGGAACTTCTAGTGCGGCACCAGCCAACCCAGCAGTCCTGGCCACAGCGCCCATCAATGGGTTTTGCGTCTTTACTTCGCCCGGTGCAATCGCTTGCGTCGGCGCAGACTCAGGAAGTATTTCTGGCCTTGCCGCACTTAAGAATTTATCTAAGAAGCCCTGTTCTTCTTCTTTTTTAAACGGGTCTGCGATCTGCCACTCGTTATTGACTAGATATGCAAACTGTCCAGTCTCTGGATTCCGAGCGGTTTGTGACGGAGGAACCCACTGATCATTAACGAGGAACAGCACCTCACCAGTTTGAGGATTGACTGCTCTCTGCATTTTTAATCCTTATGGTTGTAATACAAATCCAGGAGGTAAAGCAGGCGGCTTTCCAGTTGTACTTGACGCGCCCGTTGGAGATCCTATACGCAATAATAAATTTACTTGATCTTGTAACTTTTGTCGGTCTTTTGGATCTGAAAGGTCAAGCTGCTTACCGTAGTCTGTTGATAATACTTTAGTCACGGCTTCTTCTCTAGTCATGGTGCCAGCACCTACCGACCACATTTGAGCAAAGAACTGAGGAGTAACAGGAACGCCCTGACGTTTAGCCTCTGCCTCTGCAAGCGACCACTTCTTATCAAAGTCGGTCATACGCGCTCCAATCGTGGACCGCGCAACATCTTTTTGAATCTCGCCAGAAAGCATCGTATTGGTAAGGTTTGTTATAGCGCGATCCCGGCTATCAGCCCTCTTCTCAACGCGATCTCGGGCTTTATCAATTTGCCCTTGAGTGATATTGGCCTTACCCATCGCGGCTTCGTTCTGCTTGAGCAACAGGTTCTGCTCGGCCAGTTGATACTCGCGCTCTGCCTTCTTAATCTCTTTAATGTCAGACGACAGTCCTTTGAGTGCGGGTGTTGCGCCCTTGCCAATGTTTTCAAAGGCATTTGCTGAAGTGCCACTCATAATTCCAAGGCCAGCCTCGATTAACCGATATGCCTTTGCTTCAGAACGGTCAGCGTCCAAACCTTCTCGCTGCTTCGCAATATCTTGACCCATGCGCTTGAGCAAGCCTTCGTCGTAACCAGACTTCTGCAATAGTTCGGTTGTTTGCTTAGACGCTTCTTCAGTGGTCGGAACGAACTCATCAGGTCTCGGCCCGAAACCTAAAGCATCGGTTAGTCGTGTGGCTTGATTAACCAAAGAACCTATGTCCATTTGACTTCGACCAGAGGGTGCAACAGGAACCTCCTCATCCATCGGAGGAGCAATACCTGTATCAGCTCCAGGCACTCCCTGCCCTTGCCGCGCAAACTTTGCAGATTCTCGATTCATGTCAGCGCTAGAAATACCTGTACCAGGAACTCCTTGGCCTTGACGCATAAACTTCGCTGCCTCTCTATCGCTGATCTGAGCAATTAACCGCTTGCGCTCATCTGGCGACGCATCAGCAATTGCCTGTCTCAAGAGTGAAGTATTAAATGACGGATCTTTTTGAACCATCATTTGTATAGCTTGCTCAAGCATCATGTCATCGCTGACAAGACCCTGGTTCTGGAATCGCTGCACCTGTCCACCATCTTCAAACGCTACGATCCCACCACCAGCAAACTCTGGTGCCTCGATGGGGAGTTGGTCTATACCACCCTCATCCATCATCTGTTGATTCTGCGCCTGGTCCATGACCTGCTCAGCAATCGTAGGCTCCTGACCTTGTGCCATACGGGCTGCTGCGGCTGAACGCATCCGCTGCTCAAAGGCGATCTTTTCTTCCAGGAGAGGCACGCCCATGTAGGCCGGGATAGTCCCAGACTGAATGGCCTGCTGTAGCTGGGGGATGCTGAGCTTTTCTGCCGTATCCAGACGGCTAAGAGCGCTTCCGATCATGCTGCCACCTTTTTCATAGCTTTTTGAAGGGCTAGGGTATCAATTCCTTCTTCGATCTTACCGCCTTCTTTCTTGCCCTGGCCTGCACCTGCTAACTGAGAGAACCCATATGCGGCTGTACCCAAACCTGCTAGTTGAGACACGGGGCTTGGTGCTGCCTGGTATTGAGATACCGTAGTGACCGGAGTCTGATAGCCACGTAACAGAGCGTTGTACGCCGCCAGTTGCTGCTGCGGGTACTGTTGGGCCATCGCGTAGTTCTGGATAGCTTGGTTGATGATCTGCTGCTGTTGCTCTTGGCTTTTGCCGCCCATCGCCTCTTGGAACTGTAACCGAGCAATGTCTGCCGCCTGTTGTTGCTGAGCAATATCTGCAAGTGACCGGCCCATCTGGCCCATAAGTCCGTAGCCAGCCTGTGCACCAGATACGCCTTGGAGTCCCACACCTGCTCCGCGCATACCCTGTTCTGTGCCTGCGAGCTGCTGCTGAAGACCTTGGAGTCCAACACCAGCGCCTTGCATACCCAGACCGTAGAGTTGACCAGCCTGACCAAGACCACGAAGACCAGCTTCTTGCCCAGCCATCGCCTGGCCGATACCAGACAGACCAAGCTGCCCGCCCTGTAGCGCCGTTCCAAGTCCGGCCTGTGCACCCTGGAGACCTTGCATACCAGCCGTAACGCCAAACTGTTGTGCCTGTTGAGCCTGCTCGTATGCTCTTTGAAGACCTTGGGCCTGGATGTCGCTGAGCTGCTGCTGTAAACCGGCCTCACGCTGTCCTTGGAGAAGCGCCTGGCGAGCACCACCGTATGTACCGGTGCGGACGGAACCTAGATTCTGGCCAAGTTGAGCACGTTGGGCATCATCAATGGCCTTGCGCTTAGCAATCTCTGTGACGTTTTGCTGGTACGGAGACATGTAGGCTTGCATAGCCCTAGGATCTGTAGCCATACGCTCATAAGTACCGCCCATGCCTGCTGCTTGCCGAGCGTACATGCGAGCTTCTTCTCCCACATCCCTGCCTAATTCTTCAGCACGGAGGCCCATACCACCAATGTCTGCTGCTGTCCGGCCATATAGCTGTGCTTCAGGAGCCATACCAGCCCCCATCATTCCGTAGCCAGCACCTAGACCACCGTACTGAGCACCGCCCTGAGTACCTAAACGAGCACCAGCCGCACCGTAGTTAGCGCCCATTTGACCGTAGTCATAAGCACCCTGAGCGGTTTCCATGCCGCCCATGCCAGCACCACCAACCATCCCCTGGCCCATACCAAACCCACCAGGCCGCTGCATCATCCCTGCTTCGTACATGGACTGCTGCTGCATTGGACTAAACGGCGCAAAGTAGTCACGGGGATCAGCGCTGTACGGTGTGAAAGGTTTGACGCCTGTGATCTCGTAAGTACCTTCTGGGGTACGCTGAGTCTGGAAAGTCTCTTGCGTCGCAGCACCAAGGAGGGCTTCGGTCTGAGGTCTTAGCCAATCAGGGATTGAAGACTGAGTGACCGTGCTGGTTGTGTGACCGCCGCCACCGCCACCGCTGCCCTCTAAAGTCATGCCGCCAAAAGGGCGCTTTTGAAAAGCCCGCTCGGGCAGCATCGAAAAGTGATCGTATCTCATAGTTGTACTTCCACTAAAGTAGTTCGTGGCTCAAAGCCGTACCGTTTCCATAAACGCACGATAGATTCTCTACCGTATCCCTGGACTTTTGTCGCCCCGCGCTGCTTTAGAATCATCTTCAACTGCTCAAACGTGTCTCTGTTTGAAATCAACTTCCCGCCGATAAGAGTGATGAACGCCACTCGGGCCATCGGGTAGTTTGCAAAAGACACTGTGGCTGCGCCGTGGATTTCTCTTTGCTCATCTACAGCCACCAACAACAACCAGATACCGCTTGTTAAGAATCCTTGGACATGATGTATGTTGTAACAGTTACTCCACTCCGGCGCATCATTGTCTTTAATTAGAGCGTCGATTAAGAAATTGTCTACACGCGGCCATACCTGGGCAATGTAGTTTGTATCAACAACCTGGATAGAAAGATTCATTTTTTCAACAGTGAGTCAATACCTTCTTCTACGCCACCACCTTTTTTAAACCCACCTCCATCAAAACTTGGCGGAGGAGCTGCCGCCGCTGCATCTGCTGCCGTTCTAGCATCAACCTGGGTTTGTGTCATATAAGGAATAGGTCGGTACTGTGACTGCATCGGCTGCGGGGAGAGCATGGGTTGGAAACGCTGTTGCTGCATTCCACCTTGCAATCTGGACTGTGACATGGGTTCCGACAAAACACTCCTTCTTTCACCGGCAGGCCCAAATATATCCGCAGCCGGTCTGAACATGTCCTGTTGTTGTGGCATCTGCCTTAACGCCGCTTGTCCCTGATCCGATATATCTGTAGCTGGCCCAAACATGTTTTGTCGTTGCGGTTGCTGCAACATTTGGTTACCAAACCGCTGACCGAATCCCATCATGGGAGGCTGATAAAACCCACCAAAAGGTGCTTGGCCATAACCCATCGGAGAGAACTGTGAGTAGCTCGGTTGATAGATAGGCTGATAAAACTGTTGGTTCGGACCATACGGCATATAGTTCGGCCTACGTGATGCTGTGTAGGGGTCGTATTGAGGCGAAGCCCGTGCTATGTCCATTGGGGACAATACACGCAATCCACCGAATGGACTGCCGCCAATTGCTGGCCCAACACTTCCTGATGACTGGCCCATGTCTATCTCCTACGCAGGAAGGTATTGTTAATGATCTTCATTTTGGGGTGTACCTATTGTTTTTTCTGAGATTTTCAATCGCTGGAAGGTATTGTAAGTTCTCAACCGTATGGAATCCAGACACATATTTGCCGCGCAATGGAAGCACGTGATCCACATGAAAACCATCTGGGCAGTTTTTGTAAAACTCAACAATAGATCTTAAGTCTGCCCATTTGGGTGTTCTTGCTCCCTTGTCTGCTACGTACTTACGCTTAAGCGCATTTCTGTGATGCGGGTTTTGCTTTCTCCACTCCCGACTTCTTAGTTTTGCAACTTCTCGTTCAGCATCGGGATTGGCAGCGTACATCTCTCTACGTTTTTGTCTAAGTTTGTCAGCATTTTTTTTATATTTATTTTTTGTTCGCAACTTTGTTGCTTCTGCATTAGCGTGATAACGTTCTTTTTCTTTTACACGACGACACTCCAAACACGTTCCGGTGCTTGTAATACGGGCGACAAGATGACCACGTTTACATGGTTTTTCTGGCATGTAAAACTTTTCGCCCTTTTGTTGGGCTTCGTAGCGTGGTCCCCTAGCACTCATGCTGGCAAATACTTTCGTGGGTTAATTTCTTTGCCTTGGCTCTTCCGACCGGTTCGTGCTTTACGAACTCGATCCATCATTTCATAAAGTTTTCTAGCACCCGCATCCGTCGATCCGTTACCAAGATGAGACACCACATCTGCTGGCACAACAAACTCAGAATCGGCAAGCCTGGCTGGTTGTTTTCCGCCTATGCTGGCAGGAATGCTGTCAGACATTCCATCGCCCGGCCCTTTTAGTAGACGGCCACCATCGGAGTAAGAACCCAGATGACCACCTTTCATGTAGCGCTGTGCTACTGCGGTGTCTGCTAGACCACCACCTGCCATTGCCGTGCGATACCGGTCAGGGTTGTAGCTGAATCGACTGAGGGGACCGCTGTACTCTTCTTCTTCGGGAAGACCTGGTCTGTCATAAGACTGCCCAATCGCCGCCGTCGTTGCGCCCAAACCAGCAGGCATAAGCACGGGATTTCTAGCGTAAAAGGAATTGATGGACGGGAAAGTAGGAGACCCTGCCGTGCCCATTTGGCTAGCACCAACATCAGACGCTAAGTTTTGAGCCATAGCAGAATCTGCTGCTACTTGAAAACCTTGGGACGGGGCAAACGATCCCCCAGCCAACATATCTGTTCCATATCCAGCAGTAGTCGGCGCTGATAGCCCTTGACCAAGCCCCATAGTTGCTGACTGAGTAGGAGCGACACTTGCTAAATTGGCGGCTTCCGCTGCCGTTGCAACCTGCGAACCGGCGTTAACACCTGTCTGAACACCCGTGCTTGTTGCCCCGGTAGCTGCACCAGTCCCTGCTCCGGCTATTCCAGCCCCAACGCCACCACCGGCAGCGCCTAAAAGAGCACCCTTAAGCGGGTCTCCACCTGTGATTGCAGAAGTACCAGCGCCTGTTACGGCACCAATGATCATCGCCTCGCCTACGCCCGTACCCATGAAATCCTCCTAAACGCTTGAATTGACATATTATCCGCGATTTATTAGCCATTGACTAGGCTACGGTCACCGTCGGAGCTGATCCAGAAATCACCAAAGTATCTATGCTCGGCTTGACTGTTACGTCTGGTAACGCTGATACAAACGCAATAGATCCTATTGCCGAGGGTATTGCCGGTCTTGCAAACGGAGAAACCTGCGCTCCGTCGTGAAGCAGGAAAACCCCATCAGTGGGTGTGGTTGGGTTTCCAGCTAAATCAGTCGCCCAATACAGCTCTACTTCATCCCCAATCTGCATGGAAAATGTTATTTCTGAGTACGCCGACAGAAACCCTTCCTCACCAGGACTGGCGCTCTTACGGCCAGGAACGGTAAAGATTGTTGCTGTGTTAACTATATCTACGCCATTTACCTTTACCCATGCCGTAGCGTAGTGGATAGCATTTGCAGTGTTAATGAACTGCAATCTAAACGTGATCTTGTAGACCCCAGAAAATTCTGCGGTGGCCGAGCCTGGAGAGTTAAGCGTCCAACCGTATCCCGAATCCAGCGTGTTCCACTTAACGACCGTAGGCGTATTGTCGCCGCCAGCAATCTGGTCTGTCGAGTCTGAGGCAGCGATATGAGGAAAGATAATCCTATGCCCATGCCCAACAAACGTCCCGCCTACAAACTGCTGCCCACTGAAATGACCGCCGTTGAAATAGCTGCCGTTAAAGACCGTACCGTTAAACGTGTTGCCAGTAAACACATCGCCAGTGTAGTCATCCCCGCTAAAGTCTCCCCCGATAAACTCATCTGCCCGGTAAGAGTTGGCCTGTTGAGGGGTAAGCGAATCCAACTGGTTGAAGTACAACCGTAAAGCATTGATTAACTGATCCATCTGCTGACGGTCATACTGCTCCCGTGGCAGAGGAAGAGCTGGGGCGCGGAATCCTATAAGGGCCATTACCGTTTGCCGTCTGGCTGCGCGTCCAACCTAGGAGCGCCGAGCTGCCACTGCACCCCAAGTCCGTCGGAACTGATCCGTATGGCCATCTGGCGTCCTCTGGTACGGATGAACACCTGTTCTGTGTACTGGTCTACCGTGGTCTGAATGACCGGCTTCTCGTTCAGAGCGTTGTTGGTAAACACCGAACCAGGGAAGTTACGGGACCGAACGCCCATAGTAACTTCAGGATCGTTGGCTGTGGAACCACTAAAGTTAATGTCTGGGATCACCCGCTTGGTCAGCATCAGCTTGTCACCGTCATCAATGTCAAAGTCAGATGACTGGATAAATGCTTCTAGCGGCAGCGTGTTGTCATTCACCCCTACCTCATGGGTATAGAGGATGCCTGGATTCTGATCCTGATCCGTAGATACCGCCGTGGGAAAGTCTCTGGAAGATACATCGAGCCACGCCGTGCGAGTCAGGTTGCCGTAGTACCAGATCCGATCTAGGTGGTTATAGATTACATATCGGTCAACCCAGTTGGAGTTGGCGCTGCAATAGAACCACCAGACTTCGTTGTAGCCTTCGTTCGTTCCGCAGATAACCTGGTCGGCCTGGTCAAAGTTGATGTCTTTGAAGACATACTCTCTCAGTGTGCATGGCAGCGTCTGTACCCTACCATCATAGGCATAGAACTTATCCAGCCCCATCCAGTACGTCACGTTGTTCACTGAGATACAAGCCCGTGGCGACATGATGGAAATGTTGTCGGCCAGCTCCTGGAGACCAAACACCTCAATAGTGCCTAGGAACTGGAAGCTGTACAGGTGTGTATCTGTGAAGACCACAATCTCCTGCTTGGTCGGCAGCGCCCGGACAATCCTTGATCCACGGGATACCCGAATAAACCCAGCCGAGTTTGTCAGCAAAGGCGTCCAGACGTTTGGCTGATCCTGGGTGGCCCACCGGATAAGGAGTGGGTCAAAATCACCGACAGACCCAGCGTAAGGCTGGCATCCAAAGGCAAGAAGGTGTTTATCGTTCTGTGAGACTAAAATCTGATACGCCGACTCTGGTACATCTGCCGGGGCCACACCATCTAAGGTTAGTCCAGACAAAAGAACGGCTCTAGTATTGAGAGATGACTGTGGCGTTGTAGCCGTACCGCGCACCCAATAATAAATTGGACCACCAGTAGCGAGACCTGTTCCAGTCGTAATGGCCCGGATGTTCATCACCAGGTCATTGTCAAAATTATCAAAGAACCAATCCCGCTGCGGAAGGTTTACCGGAACCGGGCTGGCCAATCCCCATCCAGTAGGAGAAGCTACAAGCTGAGCGCTATGCGTACCACTTTGACTGCCAGTTGTATTGATAGCTGCGCCAGCTTGAGTCAAAGATAAGCTGCACGTACTGCCAGTTGCCCCAACCACGTAATAGGCCACGCCAGCAGAAAGCCCAGTGGGAAGAGCGCCGGTCGTGCTTAAAAGAATAACGGTGTTATCTGCTGGAGTGTGTGACGCAAATGTCAGTACCGCTGGGGATGCGATGGTCACTGTGAATGTACCAATTGAAGACAGACCCGTTGTTCCACCGAAGCCACCTGTCCCCCATCCATAACCCGCCGTCTGCGATGCGAAACCTGGGTGGATCTGGCATCCAACAAAAATAGATGTTCCGCCACCACCCGTGACCGTAGATGTAGCCGCTGTTGATACAACAATCGTAAAGTTATTCGCGTCTGTAACAGATGTTACAGTGTGCTCACCATTCAAAACCGCACTAGGTATGCCGCCGACATCTACCGCTCCGGCAATCGTGATGTAATCCCCGACCAGGCATCCATGCGCCGTGATGTTGATATTGACTGTGGTTGAACCGTTGGTCGTATCAATGCAATTGTCGGTCGTAGGAGTCTTAAATGTGTACTCTTGATCCGGCGAAGCAAGTGGGCTACGGATCGGCGTAATGTCATAGAACAGGCCACCAACTTCGATATAGACCTTCTGGTCCGTACCAAGCGCCAGGAAGTTATCTGAGTACGAAGTAACCCAGTTCCATAGCTGCCGACACGTTCCGATGAACCGTTCGGTCGTGGCCTCTACCCAACCGCCAATCTTCTGCGGGAATCCTGAATAAAACCGAACTTTGTCGCACTCGTAATAGCCGCCCTCGTTGGCGTAGTTCGTGGTGTCACGATTGACACCAGGACGCAGGACGATCTTTTTGAGCATGATTAGGCAACCAATCCAGTCAGATAGACCGTCTTCCCATCTTTCTTGGTAGCGGTCAAAACCTGTTTCTTCAGATCTTTGTCATCGTAACTAACATGAACCCAACCACTGTCAGGTACGCCAGGAGTATAAAATTCCAAAATAAGCTGTGTGTAAGCCAGGTTGTCTCTAATATAAGCAGCAAGCTCTGCATTTGGCACCCCCGGTATCTCAATATCAGCAGCCATCCCCCGGCAGTGATCCGAGGTTCTCGACCCCCCTACTTTAGCATTTACGTCTGGCGAGCGATAGCCTGAGTTGACCTTGACGCCTTTTTGATAGTGGTCACGGATAGGCTGTAGTACGTTGGCGCAGAGGTTCAATAGGTTGTTTAGTTCATCTGGGCCAGGGTTGTTTGGTAGGTCGTGGCGCAGCGCAGTCTCAGACTTCACCATCTCGGCAAGGCTAAAGTTCTTAGTCAGTTGGGTCATTTCTTGTCCTTCATAGCCAGAATCTTCTCAAGCGTCCGACCGCCAAAGTAGAAACTCATTATTAACATCCCCCACTGGCCAAGCAAAGTTACATAGGCTTCATTAGCGTTATGCCCAAAAGCAGACATCATGGCAAATACCGTATAGACCACCAGAATAAAGATCAGCGTCATAGGCCGAATGTTCTTTGACAACCAAGAGTCAGATGCCATGTCATTCTTGGCACGCTCTGTGAGGTTGTCTTGCTCATTCATGTCGGCCTGAAGTTCAGCTAACTGCCCTTTCTGCGCCATCTCCATGAGCTTAGCCTGGGCCTCTGCCTTGGCAGCAGGATCGGGAAGTACCTTGTCTAGTACCTTCTCTCCGATGGATAGCAGTGCGGCAATGGGTAGCATTTACTTTCCTATCTTCGTACTTGCGACACCTGAGATCACGCCAATCGCTACCAGCATGATCTCTTTCAGAATCTCAAGAAACTTCTGGTCTATGGGGGCCATGTAGTTAAGGTCATGGTCTACAAACAATACGCTTAGGATGATGCCAAGAGTCGAGATAACCAGCAACGACAGCACGCCAATAACCACTGTGGCCCAAACCATCGTTTGAATTTCTTCTGCTGTGTATTTCATACCAGATCCTTTAAGTATGTTCCACACCCTGTGCTTCTCATTCATGACCGGCCTTTGAGCATATACAGCCAAATAGCACCAATCATCAGCCCCACAAATATCGACCCCGCCACAAACAACCAGAATCCCAAGAGGATCTGTTCCATCAACCTTGCACGGCGAGCCTTTTTTTCCTGCGCTGCTTTTGCTATTTCCCGTGCCGCCGCTTCTCTGTTCTGCCGAGCCTTAACCTGAAACGCCTGCCAGTCATCCCACAACCCAGGTCGGCCCTGGTAGATAAACATCTCACGCAGTTCTTGCTCTTGCTTCTTTAACTGCTCCAGCGCAAAGAATTCTTCTAGGTCGTTGCGCTTGTGATCAGGTGTTGCTACTACCTTCTCTTGGATCTTTGCCTTGTTGTCAAAATAGTCAAATACCGCCTTACCAGCCTGGATGATCTCCCCGCTGTTATTTATTGCTTCCTTTATTACTGCAAAGGCTGCGTTGGCAGCGGCAAGTTCCAACAACATAATCACTCCTGTTCACGTCAACCCCACGGAGGCGTCATAGGCCCGCTAGTTGGGTTCTTTTTCTGCTGTAACTGAACCGCCAACTTTTCTTTGTAGATCTGCACCTTCACCTGACCCAACGCCTGCTCAGTCCATGCCTGCACTTGTTCTGGTGTTACTTGATCGTATGGCGTAAACGACGCTGGATTTGGCGCTGAAAGGTTTATAGACCCCGGCATATAGACAGACACACCGTCTTCTTCGGCTATGAGGTTGTAGTATGAAGTTGAGACTACATCTGTCAACGTACCTTCGCTATACGTCACACCCAGCGTCGGGAACTCCCACCGATATTCAATAGCCATGTTAGTTACCTTTCATTGCAGCAAGCTCGGCTTTGACTGCATCTAGTTCATCCTTCAGTTCTTGTATGGCTTTTGTCAGTACAGGTATAAGGCTTTGATACGCCACACTTAGGTACTCACCACCGGTCTGCACTACACCTTCTACATATTCTTGACCGTCTAATGCGGATTGTAGGTCTTGAGCAATAAATCCAGCATGAGTCCTTATGTCCGTTGTATACCCAGTGTCTTGGCGATATGTATAAGAAACGGGGCGAATCTTTTGAACAATTGCTAAACCTGCGGTTATGTCCTTGATGTTTTCTTTAAGTCTTTCATCAGACCCGTCCACATAAGGCCCAGCACCCCAAACGCCAGTACCACCCACTTGTAGGTTGTACGCACCTCGGTCAGAAGTATTCATAACCCACACTTCACCGTCTGACCTGATGTTCAATCTAACAGCGCCATTAGTAGCTAGGCTTAGTTCTTTGGCATTGGTTGTACCAATAGCAAAGTTACTTGATGGTGCGCCAGTAAAAAGAATTTGACCAACGTTGCTTGCTCCTAACTGACAGGAAATGGAGTTGCTAGTAGCAGAATAGTACGCATCAGCACCAGAATTAAAAATGTGCATTCGCGAAGTTGGATTGGTTAACCCTATACCTACATTGCCTGTGTCTGTGATACGTGCTTTTTCAACGTCTTCTATTTGTAAAGATAAAAACGTTGACCCCCCAATAGTGCTTATTGCTGATCCACCATTTACCGAACTAACACGCCCAACATCTAAAACCCCATCTACATCGGGAGCTGGAGCCCAAACAGGTTTTTTAAAAGCAATGTATTCAGTAGTAGGGCTTACAGTTTTTGTAGAGTCAAACAACATCATCTCTACACCGCCAGTAGCGACTGCCATTTTGTCGGCGGCAGGAAAATAAATTCCAGTATTAGTATCTGCTGTTGCTGCCAAAGACGGCACCGTAACCGTTCCGTTACCGAGCAAAATTGTATTAGATGCTTGCCAGGCTGATGCTGTGGAGTTCCACGCCGGTACTTGTCCGTTGATCGTTCCAGCAAGCCCGGCAATTGCAGACCCACCATTACCAAGCAACAGAGTTCCAGCAGTGATACTTGTCTGGCCTGTGCCACCATTGGTCACTGGAAGCGTTCCAGTCACCGCTGATGCAAGGTTTACGTTGGACAACGTACCGCCAAGAGTCAGTGATCCGGTAGATGTAACCGTCCCTGTAAGAGTCAGTCCATTAACCGTACCAGCCCCTGTAACAGATGTTACAGTTCCCCCGCCTGTACCAATAGCAATTCCGCCAACAGTAGCTCCGGTTGGAAGGTTGGTCACTGCGTTTACTACATCCGTCCCATTATTGTAGAGGTGCATCGTGGCACCGTTAGGAACCGATACTCCTGTCTGACCGGTTACTTTGACCGTAACCGCAAAACCACCAGTCGTACCATTCTTGACCACATAGGCTTTTTGCACCGCCGGGACATTGAGTGTTGCAGCTCCGCCAGGCGTACCCGTAAGGTTGAGGTAAAGCGCCCGAGCGTTTTGTGCGGCATTGGTATCAGTCAGCGTCAACGTTTCAGATGTGCTCGACATTGTCACATCTGCTTTACCCCCTATGGCCTGCTCAATGGCTGTGCCCAGGTTAGTGTTCGTCGTCTGGCCCCAGGTGGCTACCTGTTCACCCGTTCCAATCAGCTCGACTTTTAAAGGGCTGTATGTGCTCGCCATGATTTACTCCGTAGTTTCTGTCTGCATCGCTACCCAAGAACCCGTGACTTCGTCCCACGTATACATACCACCTTCAGGCATAGGTATAGGAGGTTCCCATTTGGCTATTGTCTCATTCAGTACCCAAGAAGGATAGGGTTTAGGTGGGACAAACGCATCTATGTCGACGTTGTATGTGTACCCGATACCAGCGTAGTTCTTGCGGATGTTGCCGTGATAGGAGGTCTGTTTCCATGTGCCGCCAAACAATCGTTCGCAAAACGCTGCACCGATGTATTCTTTTTCAACTCCTGCGGCATCAGCGCAGTCTTTGTTATCCACCACGATGACTTGAGTCACCACATTGTTTTCATCAAGTTTAGCGAAATGCGCCATTTATCTTCCTTTACTTAGAGATGCAGCCCGGTCAAAGAATCGTCTTGACCAAAGTTACCAATGGGAAAAGTATTGAACGACAGACTGATCCGTGTGTCTTTTCCTGCTACCGTCTCGACCATGTGTGTTAGGTGAGAGGGGAATATAAACATTCTGCCCGTGTAGACTTCCATCCACCAGGACTCAGAGTTGTAAGTGTTCCAGTCTTGTGTCGGTGTCTTTAGCTGCTGATAACCGTCACGGTAAAAATATATCTTGTCTGTCTTTTTGTCGGCCTGGGGGTACAGCACACCACTGATGAATGAGTTAGGGTGAGCGTGTTTGTGATGGAACTGCCCAGGCTCGGTGTAATTGCACCAAGACTGCGTGATACGCAACGTAGTCTCGTTCTTAGGGGCGTAGACAGATTTGAAGTAGCTGGCAACAGACTGCTCAACAAAGTCCTTGATACCTTTTAGTTCTGGGTTCTTGAGTATTGTGTTATCTGCGCTAGTGGTGTTACCCATGTTGTTGCGCTTCTCTTGGTTTTTGATAAACGCAATTTCTGTCTCGGTAAAGTCTCTCCCGAGATTAAACATACCAAGCGCAGTAGGAAATAAGTTATGAATTTCCAATTGCGTCCTCAAGCACCTTTTGCTGGCCCATGATCTCTTCGATCTGCTCTGGTAGCCATATAGTGTTGATAGAGTCTTCAAAGGCTTTTATCTTTGCCATTGTGTCTTCTATCTCTTCTTTTGTCGGCTGTGGCCTAGGATCTTCCCAACGAGTAAACCCAACACCCCCAGTCCACTCCCACTTAGCACCTGGACGAAGCAAGTGCATAGCCATGTCAATACCCCAAAAACGATAGATTTGTGTTTTCATTGATTTGTCTTAATGATTACTACCCCTGACCCACCAGCAGCACCAGCCAATCCCTGACCACCACCGCCACCGCCACCGCCTGTATTTGTTGTTCCTGCTGTAGCACTACCTGTGGAGTGTTTACCAGCACCACCACCACCTGTGCCACCTGTACCATCAGTTCCAGTAAGGTACCCTGCTCCGCCGCCACCACCGGCGTATGTAACAGAGGTTCCTGTAATAGAAGACGCAGTTCCATTACCACCATTACCACCATTGTTGCCAGAACCAGCACTACCTGTTGCACTTGCACCTCCACCACCGCCGCCAGAAGACCCGCCAGGAGCGCCAGCGCCACCATTACTACCTTGAGATGGAGATGTATTTGGTGTATTGCCTGCTCCTCCAGCCCCATCCTGTGCGCCTCCGCCACCTGAGCCTCCAGAGCCTCCAGCAAGAGGAGAAACATACCCGTTACCAAACCCACCACCAGTAGATGTAATGCTACTAAATACAGAATCAGAGCCTTTTACTCCGTTTGATTCTGACGCTGCACCACCAGCACCGCCGCCGCCAACAGTAATTGTGTATTCAGTACCGGCAGTTACTGAAAGGCCTGTACCGGCTAAATACCCACCAGCACCACCAGCACCTCGTCCACCGCCAGGACCAGATGCGCCTCCACCTCCACCTCCACCGGCTATCACTAGGTAGTCAATAGACGTAACACCAGTAGGGCACACCCATTTAGTAGACGATTTAAATGTAAATACAGATTGGTTAGGGGCTGTGTATTTAAGAACAATAATTCCAGAGCCACCAGAGCCACCTACCGAGTTTGTGCTTGGGGCTGTGACACCGCCACCACCGCCACCTCCACCTGTATTAACACCACCACCCACACCATTTACAGTTCCTGATATGGAACCCGCACCGCCTCCGCCTGTTCCACCAGTACCAGCAGTCCCGCCCGCAAAAGTGCCACCACCACCACCACCAGCTCTAGTGACCGATGTTCCTGTAATTGATGATGCAGTCCCTGCCCCACCATTTCCACCAGCAGTAGATGTTCCATTTGCTCCCACTGCACTTGCTCCGCCGCCTCCACCACCACCATAGTTAGGTGCTGAGTCCGAACCAGAGCCGCCATCGTTTCCTTGTGATGGCGACGTATTGGGTGTGTTTCCTAATCCACCAGACCCGCCCCTAGCACCACCGCCACCTGAACCACCATTAAGACCTGTAATACTGCCGCCTCGCCCTCCTCCACCGCCACCTGCTGAAGATATTGTGCTAAATGTTGAAGTTGATCCAGAGGTTCCAACGGCATTGTCCCCACCAGCACCGCCACCGCCAACAGTAATTGTATAATCCGTTCCAGCAGTTACCGATAAACCGGTTCCTGTTCTGTATCCACCAGCGCCGCCACCAGCACCGACACCAGCACCACCGTCGATGCCGCCACCCCCACCGCCACCTCCAGCAACTACAAGATATTCAACTACAGTAACCCCTGTGGGGCTAGTCCAAGTACCAGATGCGGTAAAAATCTGTGTAACAACATAGCCTTTTCCAGGCCAAGTATTTGACTGTAGTGCGTAGTACATAGCGCTCAATGACCATATACCACTTGCGCCTAATAAAGACGGAGCATTCTGCTTACCTAAAATACTACCGTTGTCACGGATAGTCATTAGCTGATTTCCTCATAAGAGCAGACCACCTTCAGGTCACTTGCCGCACTAGCCGTAGCCCCGATGGACTTGTCTTCTTCTAAGTATATGTAGCTGTCTTTGTCGATGACTATTAGCGTAGCATCAGCAGGTACTGTCGCCGTGCTAACAATCTGTGTCGCCGTTCCACCAATATCATCTTGGGAATAAACGCTGACCGTTATGTCTGCGGCTGTTGACCCGTCTACATTAGATACGTACAGAGAGTTAATTTTAAATACTTTGCCAGAGCTGGCGGCATTACTTACAACAGCGGTGGCGTTCGTGGTACTTAAATCAACAACCGCTGTTTTGCCTGTAATGGTTGTCGGGCTTGCAATGTTTGGCGCTGCCATTTAAAACTCCTATCCAAAAATCATTGAGTACATGACTGCCTGCGCTTTGGTCGCACCAGCCGCTGTAGGGGCCGCACTTGTCCATGTCGTTCCGTTAGATGTAAGCACATTACCATTAGTGCCAGGAGCAACAAACTGGACTGCTGAACCGCCATTACCAAGAATTACGTTATTTGCAGTAAGTGTCGTAGCACCAGTACCACCATTTCCAACGGGTAGTGTTCCCGTAATTTGGGTTGCAAGATTTACTCCTGACAACGTACCACCAAGGGTTAGGTTCCCAGAGGTAGTTACGCTTCCCGTAAGTGTGATGCCGTTGACAGTGCCTGTTCCACCTACGCTTGTTACCGTACCGTTCCCTGTGCCTGCGCCTATAGCTGTGCGGAAGTCTGTGTCTGACAAAGAAGAAACGCTGTTGTCGGCGTTAAAGCGAGGGAAGGTAATAGCGCTTGGGTTGGTTATGGTGAATAGATTTGCACCTAGGGTAGTAGCTCCCAATCCAGTACGGGCCGCTGACTGAGAAGTACCACCCGTACCACCATTAGTAACTGCTAAAGCCCCTGTAACCGCATCAGAAGAAGCCAGGTTTACCGCACCAAACGCAAGAGATGTTCCTGACCGGCGCAAGACTTGGTTGTCTGTACCAGCAGCGATGCTTGCATTATCTGCCGTAGAGTTACCGGTGACCCCCAAAACAGAAAGGGCTGAACCTTGGGCTAGGTTAGCAAACCCAAGCCTGGCTGATATGGCTGGCGTAATAGTCGTTCCATCTACATACATCGACCGTTCAGCAGGGTAGGTTACGAAAATGTCTTTGGTGCCAGCGCCCCAGTTAACGGCATTGCCTGAATTAGAGGACTCTAAAATTGTGTCTCGGCTAAGTGTGGTACCTGAAGACGTATAGGTTCCAATCCCTACTTCCCAATCGGTGCCGTTTGTTACAGCGTAGTACGTGGTGTTTCCATCTCCGATCACCGAAAACGATTGGTATCCTGTTACCGCACCCGCAAGCGTATATGCGCCAGTGCTAGTGGTTGTCGTTGTTTCTTTAACTCTGTCTTTTAAAACAAGTGGCATGATCTATCCTCTATGCGGCAATTGGCAACCAATTTGCTGTCTGCTGATCATCAATTTCTACCCAATTAGGATTTTGTTGATCATCAATCTCACCCCAATTTGCAATCTGAGCATCATTAATGACTAACCAATTTGGGCTTTGCCTTTTTGGAGCAAAAGTAACTATTACTAAATTTGCTGTTCCTGGCGTTATTACAATACTTTGAACGACATTTGGGGCACTGGTAGTTGTTACTATTGCTCCAGTTCCAGGGAACGATACCGCACCAATGGCTATGTTTGGTGCGAATCCAGCAAACGTTGCTGCTCCCGTTAAAGTTTCAATTGCTCTATTTGTGACTGGATCCTGACCTTGCGCTGTTATGACACCAGTTCCGGGTATAACACTAAAATGAAGGCTTGGAGCAGCACCAACAATAGATACGGCACCAGTAGACGGAATTGATACTTGACCAGCAATAACAACGCTTGGAGCAGACCCTATTAAAACAGTCTGACCAGTTGGCGTTATATATACTTCTCTAAATGTCGGAGCATAGCCCTGGGTCGTAATGCTCCCAGTTGCAGGAACAATTGATATTCCCCCCTCTTCAGATGCAAAGGGGACTCCAGAAAACGGGGCTTGTGCAAACATCTTGCCCCCTTACTGTTTAGGTAAGAGTGAAGACGCCAGTAGCTGCCGGGAGAACCGTAAGAGTATTGGGCGAAGTGACTGTAAATTGTGAGCTTGATAGCTGGCAGAAACAAACCAACTTACGAGCAGAAGCCACACCCGCCGATGTTCCATACGTAATCACAGCGTACCGAATGTTTGTTAACGACGCACCGGAAGCAGTAAATGTCAAACCCGCTGTTGAGTAGGTGAACTTCATTTGCTTAGCCGATGCGCCCGTTGTCCACTGGCCGGTAGCCGGAACAAGAGCTTTACCACCACTCACGTATCCGCCGGTCGCAGAGATCTGGGCCGTCAGAGAAGCAAACGTGCTGAGGGTAAAGGTCGAAGCATTACTGGAAGTACGGAACAGCGCCATCTTGAAGTTACCAGCACCGAGTTCAATCGTCCCGTTGCCGATGTAGCGTTTGGCAGTGTTATACAGTTGCCATGCGGTTGCAGCCATTTTAAATCTCCTCTAAGTCTGCGCGAGAAGCGCCAGTTTCCAAAATTTGACGAAGTAATCCGCCGTAGATTTCCAACTCCATCACATCACCCATACAGGCAATTAAGTCAATAAACTCTTTGGCCTGCGAAACCATCCACGGATTACAGTGAAAAACTTTGCCGCCGACACGCACAGGAATGACCATCTGATCATCATTTTCTTGCTGCTCGTAAGCATGGTGCGATCCATCTTCCAAACAAGAATCACACCCAAAGATGTGAAAACGCTTGAATCCCAACATTCTAAACAAAGGCAAAGCCCGTAACAAGACGGTAGAACCGCCAGGAACGGGATACCAATTGGCGTATTCGGTCGCCAGAATGTCACTAATCTCTTCCGCGCTGGTGTGCCAGATATACGTCCTGTCCTTGGGCAGCTTGTCAAAGACCGTCGGGTCACACTGCGATGCAATAAAGTATTTGCAGTCCGGGATGATGTTTTCTACAAACCGTGCATTGAACGGCCTGGCGTCTACCATGACCATCGCAGAAGGCATCACCCCCGCGTCGATACAGTATTGGTAGGCGTTGTTCAAAGTAATGAGCTTCACGCCCTGGCGGCGCAGGCTCTTAATCTCTTGGATGTACTCACGCAGGGACGGTCCGCCCCCAACAATCATCGCCTCCACCTCGTTAGTCGGATGGGGAGCAATCTGCTGGAAGCCCTTGCTGATGTTAGTTGCAACGTTCTTCTTTAAGAGATCCAGGTCTATGTTTAACGACCCACACATCTCAAAGTCTTCCGCTGGCATCCAGGTCTCATGCTCAGTCGGCGGAATCTGAGATACCACTACAGTCGGTGGCTCGGAGAAAAACGAAGCGAACATTATTGAGACCTTATCAGGGCGGTTGTAGCCGTGTTGGCAGGCATCGTGACCGTGAATGTTCCGTTAGTCACAATCTTGTCGTTGCCAAAGTTTAGGACTGCTATGGACCTATTTGCCTTGCTAGAGTTGTATATCAAAGCGCCTCGGCAGGTAAATGACGCCCCGGTCCACTGAGGATTGTCAAAGCTCACATACGCGGTTGTTCCAGACGATTCCACTGTAACATTTGTTACAGTAACTCCACCGGCTGTGTAGCCTGTTCCAGTGACTTCTTGGTCCGTGGTGTAGACCGTCGTGGATGCCCCTAAATCGGCGTTTGCGGTGTAGAGGGCGATCTTGATGGTGTCGGTCAAAAGATTGTGGATACCCTCGTAGAGTTCCTCTTTGAACGACGTTGTCTGTGTTTGAGTGATCATCTAATCGGCACTCTAATCTGGCCATTACGGTAGGCGTCTGACCGGTTCTTACCTTCGCTGAGCTGTTTCAGAACGCTCATAGCCTCGTTGTACCGGGCCGTGTAATTGGCAATCGTATCTGGCTCGCTCTTCATGAACGCCGCGGCCTCCAGCAGAGCACCGTACAGCAGCACCGAATCAAAGTTATCCCCAAGCCAGGACGTACCAGCCGTCACAATCGACTCGGGGTAATAGAAGTAGTGCAGCTCCATCGTGTAGTTAGCGTCCGGCGTCGGTCCCAGGATGAACGTGTTCTCATCCCATAGGCCGTAGTACAGCGGCTTGCCTGATGTCGTCGGATACGGATACGCCTGGCGGATGAAGTTCACATCCTTGTCCAGCAGGTACTCGTACTCGCCTGTCACGGGATCAATGACCGCCAAGGAGAAGGTAGACAGCCAATCTACGGGGGCGGACAGATACTGATTCCCACCGGTTGTTATACCAGTAGAGTTCTTCCGCAGGGCAAGAATCTGAATTGAATTGTAGATCCGCTGTTCTGCTTCTTGTACAAACGTAGCTATCTGGCTGGCAGAGGTAAACGATCCCACTGTTTCTGGGAACTCATTCTCCGCGTAGCCCTTAATTGCAGCGGTCAATTCTGTGTAATTCACGCCATCGGCCCTCTAGCCATTACGCCCTTGGTTGCTGCCCCGGTTCCACGGATTTTGATCCCGTCGGTCTTGACATAGTCACGGCCAGGATCGCCAAAGCTCACACGGCCAGCCGGAGTGTTACAAGTAAAGTCCTTGGCAGACAGAGTATTGGGATCGGGAGGACGGCTGACAGACAACTTTGCTGCCTTCTCATCGACCACAGAACCCTTCATGGTATGGGGCGTGGCATACAGCTCACCGCTGCCCACCTCTTTGCCCATCACTTTTTTGCTGAACTTAGCCATTATCGCCCCCTTACGGATTGACGCTGGTTCATTACCTTTGCCATGCCACGGCCATACTTCTTCATGTCGAGAGAAGTCGGGCCACCGGCCTTCATCTTTTTAGCCTTGTGCATAGAAGCCTCATGACCCTTGACGGCCTTCATGGCTTCCTTCTTGGCTACGCTACGCATCTGTTTAGTCATTTTGGACTCCTAAGATATTGAGATTGTTACCGATCCTACTGCTGTTTTAGCCACTAAATCGTTCGGCGTCAACTCCGCATCAAAGTAGGATGAACCACCGACTGGATACCATCCCCACTGAAATACCCGACTCCCCTCTAAAGGGAAACCAAAGCCCAGCGGGGAGGTGCTATTGGTCGTCAGTTCTTGCAATCCACTCGTACCAGACTGTTGATAACTCACATCCGGGCGCGGCTCACGGACGGCTTGTGGATCGTTAACCGGAAACATACCAAGCTGGAGCTGCGGCTGATCAGGGTCGTAGCACGCTCGACACACCTTAATTTTAAAAGGTCTGGTTTTAACGGTTTGTATCCGCAATTCCTTGAGCATAAAGCGTTGATCACACCGATCACACTCCGCAATCGCAAACTTACCAGAGGCGAACTGATTAGGCATAACTTATCCGTAGTAGAACATGTTGCGCGGGACAATCCGCAGCGGAGCTGTCTCACGGTCCTCTTGGGAGGCCAGGGTCCACTGCTCTTCATAGTCCATCTTGAGCATCTGAATCCTGGTGGGGTCTACCCCTGGTAGCTTCATGCCGAGGTAATACGCCAGGCCAGCCACCATACACGGGATAAGCCTGAACGGAATGTCCTGTACCGTTGTTCCATTCCCGGCGTCTTGCATCCGGCGCAGTCTCCAGTAGACAAATGTGTACTGGTCTCCAGGAGGATTAGGCGTCGGCCAAAGGTTTACACACGGGAGGTTCTGCACCGTGATCGGGGGTGTGCCAATGACCGCATGGCTTGTTGCCGTAGTACCGTTCTGTCCACGGGCGCAGTTGATAAGCGAGTTACCCGAGATATTGGGATAACTGATTGTCTCGTTGTTGATCTTGATAAAGCCTGCCGCAGCCAAGCCTGTAGTCGTGCTCAGCTCAATCGTCGTATCCGTGGCGTTGATATCTTGGGCCAGGGTAATGGCCGTAATGTTCTCGTTCCCAGACTGCCGGTTGAACCAATACTGAATCGGGCGTCCCTGGGTGAGCTTGTTTGGAATTGAAGAATAGGTTGGCTCAGCAATGTTGCTGATGTTGATGTCGATCTGGTTCAGCGTACCGGGGTTCTGCCGGATGACCGTATCAAGGATCTGGATGGTATCCGAGGGAATGGGATAGATGGCCTGGCCTGTAACCAGCGGGAACGATCCCTGCTCCATCGTCCACAAATTCACGCCACGATTTGACCACTCTATCGTCAACAGATTTAATGACCGCCTGGCCGTCCGCAGATCGTAACCAGAACGCAGCTCACCACCGACGCGCTCAAACGCCTCTTCAATAAGATTGGAGAGGTCTAGGTTAAACGCTACGGTACCGGAGGTAGGCATTTTACTTTCCTAGTTTCTTCAATGTCTGAGCCAGGCGAGCACGCTGGCCCATCTTGCCAGGCTTCTTGGCAGCGGCAGCAAGTTTACCGGCAGGGATCTTCTCACCCTTCTTGACGCCAAGAGAGGCGCGTAACGCACCAGGCTTCTTGATTGCGTCTTTGATAAAACCACCAGACTTTGCAATAACAGTTTTGCCTTTACCCTTCTTGATCTGATCAATCGGGTCTTTGCTCATCTGGTCTTCTTTAGCCGGGTTAGGTGTAACCGTTTTCATCTGAACCTCGCTGTTTTTGCTGCAATTCGTTTTGGCTGTTTAACAAACTGTTTTCCAGCAGCTTTACCAGCTCTTTTCGCTCTAGTCGTCGCTGCATACTCTGAACTAGAAAGTGCGTTGATCGCCTTCTCTGGGAGGTAGCGCTCGCCGGTAACGGACGACGGTTTACCACTTCGTGTTGTCCATTTCTGCTGGCCCCATTCTTTTAAGCTCTGTTGTGGCTTCTTTAGCGGCATCGCGTTCAGTCCTTTTTCTCATCCGGTATACCTCTGCTGCTTTCAAAACCCAGGAAAACACATTCCCGTCTCGCTTCGGGTCGTATACCGGTGCCCGGATCACTTATATCCACCCCCCTTAGCTTTGTACTGCTTAGCCAAGAGCTGTGCTTTGCGGGCTGACCACTGACCCGCAGCAGTCCCCTGAGTCGCGGAACCTTTAATCTTTTCAAAAAGGCTCTTACGCATCCCAGGCTTCGTATAAGTACCTGCCTCATTGACGCGAGACTTGACTTTGCCACCCTCTTTATACTGAGTGAAAGTGTCTCCATCTTTCCGCCTCCCGGTTTTGGCAGTTGGCATTTTGGACGCCCGGACAGCGCCCATCCCACGGCTAGGCATCAATTTACACCTCCACATCTCACATTGTTGACTATTCTACTAACATGAGATTGCCGAACACCATATCTTTTTGCTAGCTGTGATTGACTAAACATCGAAGCAAAATATAGCCCTCTAATTTCTTTTACCTGAGAATTGCAAAGTTTTGCCATACCATTTGTTTGTCCATGCAACTTTGGTGCTTTGCTGCGACCTTTTTGAACTCTATCTTTTATGTTGTCCAAATTTGTTCCAACAAATAAATGACTTGGGTTGCAACATTTTGGATTGTCGCATGAGTGCAAAACATGCAAAGGTGTAGACAAAGAATCTATAAGCCCAGATAAAAAAGCTGCAACTCTGTGAGCATATGTACTTTTGGAGCCCGCATTAAACCAACCGTATCCTTTCCGGCTCAATGCGTTTTTCCACTCCCAACATCCGTCATTGGAAGTGTTTACTTTGCTCCAAAACCTATCTTGCATTTAGCACTTCCCGCCGCCGCGCTTCATAGCCATACCGCCTTTGGCCATCTTGCCCTTGCCATCAGCAGCAAACGCCGGGACTTTCTTCCCGCCCTTCACAACCATCGGCATACCACCAGCGGCCATCTTGACCATCTTGCCTTTGGTAGCGCCTTTTTTGATAACGCCATCAGGTTTGCTAGAGGTTTTGACAGCGCCCATTTTGGTAGCGCCCATACCAGTCATCTTTTTCATACCATTTTCCCTTTCGTCTTACCACGGACTGCACACCCATCAGCACGTTTAGATGCTGATGACACTTTTCCGCCTTTTTTCATTCCTGCCTGTTGCCGCTTTTTTTCTTCGTCACGATCTTCAATGTCTTCGGCCATTACATTTCCAACGACACCAAAACCACGAAGTAAATCTGGGTTCTTTGCAAGAATTGCGGGGCCAATCCCGAGCGCACCACTTTTGAGAGCGTCCCTCATGGTTACACCATCTTCCCGCGAGTTTTGCCACGCTGAGCGCAACCATCGGCAGAACGCACATAACCGCCCTTGGCCTTTTTAATCGGCTTACTGTATTCCTCTTCCTGGGTGTAGCCCATACGATCAGCTAATTCACTAGCCTTCGTCGTAGCGTATTTGACACCCTTTTTGATGCCTAAGAAGTCATCTTCAATCTTTGCTTCTTTGATCTTCTTGGTGCGGGTAGAGTCTTTGCGTTCCTGTTCCATTTAGATAATCCTTCCACGGGTTTTGCCGCGCTGAGCAATACCGTCTGCGCGTTTAGATGCGACCATGCCACCTTTCTTCATACCACCAGCCTGCTCGCGCATCCTGGTTCTAAATGCTTCAGCCTTGCGAGCAAGACGCTCAGAACCTGTCTGAGTATCTTCTTTCTTGCGGGCCTGTTCTTTCATGTATGCAGCACGTTCTTTCTGCATATCTGCTGCGCGTTTAGCGGCTGCTGTAGCGTCCTTGCCTTGCTCGTATGCTCTACGCTCATCACGGATATTGGAGGCCGTCAGAGCGGATTCCATGCGGTCTATGTCCTGTCCGCTTGGACCCATGGATTTTGGTGCTGCCGGAGCTGCTGCAGAACCACGACGGGTCAGACCACGCTGAGCATTGAGATAGTCACGCAGGTTATCAAACCCGGCAGACTTCATCTGCTCTTTGGTGACAATCGGAGCTTTGGCTGTATTAGCAGGAGTCTTAGTGCGCTCTACAAACTGGCGAATGCTTTCGGTAGCACCTGGCTCATCACTCATTTGGCTACGGCTATAGTCCATCGCTTCACGCTTGGACGCAGCCATAAGATTCTTAGCGTCATCGGACTCTAAGTATCCGCCGTTCTCATACCGTTTGACTTTGCGTTTCATAATTTCCTCTGCGCCATCGCGTCAAGTTTGGCTTCTAGTCTGCGGAAGCCGTCGTCAAAATGTTCACGGATCTTATCCAGATCCTGCCGCACTTCTGCACGGGTAATGTGCTCCCGAGCTACTTCTTCCCGCGTCCTATTAAGCAGGATGCTCAGACGATTGAGTTCGTCGAACTTACTTTTAAGCAGCATACCCATAATTGCCACTATCGCACTCAAAGCGATATTCCAAAGCATCATTTCCATTTAGCACTTCCACCTTTTTCTCGCTTGCCGAATACGGCTGTTGGGATCTTTGGCGGCTTCTGGAAACTGCTTCATCTGTCCAGCCGACCGTGCACAAAATGATTTGCGGCGCTTTGCCCGTTCTCCAGTAGGCTTATCCTCTGTTACGGCAGTCTTGAGCTTTGACCCTGGATTGGCACGGCGATACGCTGCCACGCCTTTATCTGTCATACCAGCGCCCTGCTTAGTCGGACGAAAGTTGCCCGACTTCACAGAGGTCTTGATGCCCATGCCCTTAGCCATGATTATGCCCAAACTCTTTGTGGAGTGTTAGGTGCTTCTATCACCGGCAACAAAGCCAGCACATCTTCAGGCAACTCCTCACACCGCAGGTTTGCATGGTATCCAGGCACAGGCTTCATCTCAAGATACTCACCTTCCTCACCTTTGATGATCTTGCCTGTAGGGGTATAGATAGTGCCTATGACATCCAAGGCATACCCAGGTAGGGGTAGGCTATCCAAGGTGATCTCAGCGGCTTCTAGTGCCGCAAACAAGGCTTCCTCTGATGCTGCTTTTAAGTAGTAGTCAGTCATGTTGTCACCGAGTTAATGCTTGGAGTTGATCGTTGCTAAGACGAACGGGGTAGTAGGCTATGCGGCGGATGTGACCGTTGAGTTGGTATGGCGTTGTTCCTCCAGCATCTGCTGTTCCAATCATAAATTCATTTTGCGTGTCTAAACCAAAAACGGTATTTGTGGAGCTAACCAAACCAGAGTTTACGCTTAACGTAAAATTTGCATCAATAACAGCGGCTGTTTTTAATAACTGATCGGCTACTACAACCCCGAAATTAGAAGGTAATGATGGAGCGGTTGCGCCAGAACGTCCGACTAAAGTTGGGCTAATTGTGTTGTTGCGTGTGCTTCTTACACCATAACCATCTAAACCTGCTGTAGCAGTATTTCTTATACCCCACACATAAGATGCCTGTGTGCTAGTAGAAGTCGCATCAATAGAATACTCAGCATAAAACGTACTTACGCTTTGATTAAACCAACTACTAAAGTTAGTACCAGTCATCGTCGCAACATCAGCATTGCGGGTGACTGTGGCAGCGACTGTGGGTATGTAAGAGGTGGGGAAGGCTCCGGCTTCTAGTTGTGCGCCCCAGAGGTAGATGCCTGAGGTGCCGTCGCCGGTGTAAAGATCGCCATTAATAGTTCCATCTGTTGCTAAGTTAATTTGAGCGTCAAATCCTGTGCCTGCTGCTGTGCTTGGGATACCTGTTATAAAACACCTAAACCAACCATTTCCAACAGAAACTGCAGCAGCGTTAGAAAACGATCCAGTACCACCAAAACCACTTGCAGATGTGGCTCCCGTATTTAAATTAAAAGATACTCGAATATTGTTTCCAGAAAACCCGTTTAAAAATACCCTGCAAAAACTTCTTTCCGCTGCTTTTGCAAAAAAAGAAAAAGTATATGTTGCGTTTTTAGTGGCAGTTGATGTTTGAATTACCAGATGACTGTTAGTTGCGCTTGTGTCTTCAACCAACTTATCGCCAGTCAAAGTCCCATCAGGCGCAACAATTGTATTTGCCGTGATACTACTGCGAGTTTTCGTCCAAGCCGCATTGTCAAACTCAGACGAGTAAGTCAGCAAATTCGTCCTCTGCTCCTCTATCAGCAAGCCTAGGGACTGTAGTGTGGTGGGGTTGTGATCGAATCTGGCTACACCGCTACTAGCAGTCTGCATCACACCGTTGGCATCAAAGTAAGTAGCATTGGATGCACGAGTGAAGGTGATGCGAGTATCTAAAGAATTGGTACCAGCAAAGTTTAGGTCTAGCGTTGGAAATGGTATGGACAACCCATTGGGAAGCGATACACCGAGGCCAGAGACCCCGGTATATAAGAAGCTGGATACCCCGCCGGTACCGACGCCCATTTTATTGCCCCGGCATTCCGGCTTGGATAATTGTTACTGTTACCGTTCCAGACCCAGAGTTCACATTGACTCTAATGCCACGAACCGGAAACGCATAGTTGCCGTCTTGGTTTGTCGTTTGACTGACCAACACTTCATGGTTAAACCATGTCGCCGTTGACGCATTAAAGTTTTCTGCAAAAACATCATCAAACGTATGCTGGATTGTGTAGTTCACCGTTCCAGATACCACTGCCCCAATGGATACATTAAACACCGCCATGTAGTGATCCATCGGTGCAACAGCAGAGGCTCCTGAACCCGTTTTAGAAATTACAATAGGACGCATATCTACCCCTGTTCTTCAAGTTTACTTTTTGCGCCTGTATCCGGTTCATCAAGTTCAAGACGGGCCAGCATAGCTTTCATCGTATCTATGGCGGCTTGGGAAGCAACGGCCACGTCATGTGCGTGAGCGCGTTGCTGTTCCATTTGCTTGATCTCTTCTAGCAGAAACTCTTTAGTTATCTGCATTAGGCAATCGTACTTACCATGATGTAGTACGTAGTGCCGTTATCACTGATCACAGGGATCGTGTGGGTAGCAGCCGGAGTTCCAGCGGCAGCACGGAAGACCGTACCAGCAGAAGGAGCAGGAACGCGCAACAGAGCGCTAACAGTTCCAGTTCCGCTATTCGTACAACGCAGGTAAGTAGCACCAGACCAAGAGCCGCCCGAAGCAAAATCAGAGTCCAGTTGGATTGCAGAAATCGTACCGCCAGGAGCAGTAGAAGATCCACCGAGAGTTACGCGCAGAGCATTACCGGCACCAGAGATCGTTCCAGATCCATTAATGGACAGGGAGATATGAGCACCGTTGACTGTGCCGCCAGTAGCAGCGCCAGCACCAGTTACGCGGGTAAGAAAACGAGCTGTCTCACCAGAACCGGTAGAGGTAAAGGTCAGACGGGAATAGTTCAGTCGTACATCACCGGTCGTATTTGATGCGGTAACGTAAGAAGAAGAAACGTTGGAAGTAGAGGTAACCGCAATTTCATCAGTAGCGGTGCCGGAGATAAACCCGTTATCCGAGGCGACTGGGCCAGAAAATCGTGTTTGAGCCATTATAAAACTCCTTTAAGGTGTTGATACTTTAACGCAAGACGCCTTACAGAGCTAGTATCGGAACCCAATCGTCTAGCACGTTCTGCGTAAGACATATGATCATTCTCAAGCACAAACTTCAGTTTATCAATAAATTTTGGGTCCGAGTGAAAACGTGCCATTTGCGCCTTTGAAAGTGTTTGCCTGTACTCTGAGCTTTTGTAATCAAACGTCGTAGCTCTTCTTCCAAGTCGAATGCGTTTTTTTACCTCTTCACTATGCGTCTTGCCTCTCATTGGAGCTTTTGCAAAGTCCGCTATGTTGTAAACGGTTGGCTCATCAAACCACGCATCTCCACATAAAAACGCATTTTCTAAATGGTCAAGTTCATCTAAGTTGTTGCACTCCACTTCTATAGCACCATAAAAATTTTTCGCGCCGTACTTGTTGTACGCATTCTGTAGATGGGGGTTTGTGTGCTTGTTCCATCTCAGCAACCGGAAATGTTCTTTGATTCTTTTTTTAACTCTTTGCGATTGCCCTACATAGCACTGGCCTGTGACCTTGTTAACCAACTTGTAAATTCCGCACACATCAATTTTGTATGGCATGAAGAACTCCGTTTTGTGTAGTTTATGCCATAACAGAGAAATTAAAAAGGGGCCGAAGCCCCTTTCTAAACCCTTGAACTACAAGGATTATCCCTGCGAACCGTACATGCCCAAGGGATCCGAGAATCCAAAGGAATAACGCTCACGACTCTTGTAACGAACGTTACCAGTGTCGAAGTCACCGTCCATCGAGTTCTGCAACGGTACGCGCACAAAGTGCTTCATACCATTAGGAACGTCAGTGGTCAGGAACCAGGCGTTGGTGTCCGTCAAGAAGTTGTTAACGGTATACCCTTCAGGGATAGAACCGTTATTCTTGATGGCGTTGATGTCGTTGTCCGCCGTACCAACACGCAGCTCAGTCTCAAGGAGACGGGTAGCCACGAACTGGAGGGCAGGAGGAACGACGAGCTTCTTGGGCTTGGCTGCAATCAGCAGTCCGCGCTCATCCGTCCATGCAGCGATCTGGATCACTGCGTTCTCAAGAGAGGTCTCGTTGAGATCGGTAGGAGTCGTGGGGATGTTGCTGTTTGTGCCACCAGAAACCAAGGGGTGTGCGTTCGAGAACAAAGGTTGACCGTCGCCACCAGCAAAGGCAGAGTCAAATCCATTGTTCAGAACCGCAGCGGCCTTAATCTGCTTGGTGTAAGCCATAGCACGGGCCAGGGCTTTGGTGTAACGAGCAGACAGGCTGTCGTACAGGTTGTCCTCGATGGCCTCTTCGGTCAGCGAGAAACCCAAAGCAATGGTTTCGTGGTTATAGCGAGCAGACCATGCTTCCTGGGCGTTGTCATAAGCGATGGCAGAACCTTCGTTCTTAACCGGCGCTGCTGAGAAGCCAGAGAGCTTGGTTTCCTCTTCAAACGAACGCTCGGAAGTCTCAGTTTCGTAGATTTCCTTGTGCTGTTCGCCGTAACGAGCATACTCCAGACCAAACAAAGCGTTCAGGCCAGGGAGAAGCTCTTTCAGTAGTTGTGCGCGTGAAATAGCCATTTATATTCTCCTTAAGCCGTGTACGCAGTGCCGGTCAGCGCCGTGTATTGCGGGTCGTTAATCTTCACAATGACTTCAGGGTAAATAACAACACCACTGGAGACAAAGGAAGTATCAGGAACGACAGCAATAACGCGGAACGGAAGCGTGGTAACAGCACCAGCGCCGTTGGCCGGAAGAACAACAGAAGACCCGGAATCGCCTGTAGCAGTCGAACCGGTACCATAAACAGTAGCTACGTTAGCGCCAACGATAGTCTGGTTTGCACCAGTCACCACAGCCGTATCACCAGAAGTCGTGATAGCCACTTTGTACGCAGCCGACGGATCAACCACTACGTAGGCGATGGCGTTAGTAACTGCCGTGCCGGGATAGTATTGAGCCTGAACGGTCTGCCCAGACGAGTTGGTGTACTGGCATCCCATGAACACACCAACAATGGTGCCGCTCGTAGTTGCGCCAGAAAGCTCGATAGAACCACCCGCAACGACTTTAACCGTGTCACCGAAATAGATGGCCGTGTTGTAGGTGCCAGCAATACGAATCTGCTGCGTAGCACCAGCATACGGTAGACCATCAATACGGTTAACAGGCTTAAAGCCGTAGGGCTTACTAATAGTAGGATAAGCCATTGTTAACTCCTAAAGATTAAGTTCCTTTACCAAAGCTACTCGTAGACTTCCGCTCTTTAAAGAGGGGCATCCTTGGGTCGCTTTGCCGCATTAAATTATTGTCCACGGCTTCCGTCTGAGATGCGGTCTGGTTACGGTACCAATCCGAACGCTGATCTACAAACTCTTCTGGTGCCTTGCACAACAATAGTCCACCGATCTCAATGTTGTCTTTGAAACGACTTGAAGGATCGATGAGCAGTTTAAATTTAGGTTGCTCTTCAACGGATACCGGCTCCCATCCCTCTCTCATTTTGGTAGAGAGGTTACGTGGATCAGCCTGGTTCAACATTGAGACGCGAATCCAGCGATACGCATACCCAACCTGTTTGTCTGGTTCGGGGAGAAGCTCAGGGGGCATCCACTGCTTGGGACGCTCTGTGACTGCTCGGGTTGCTACTTCGCGTGTTGCTCGATTTTGCTCAGCCATTTTGGGCCTCCAATTTTTTAAGTTCTAAGGCGTACTGCTCTGGTGTTAATCCCAACTTCTTAGCCAATTGAACCTGGCTCGCTCTCAACCGTATCTTGTTAGATGCGGTGCTGCGTACTGCTGGGGCTACTACCGTGCTCGATCTTGTACGAGACTCAGCTTTTGCCTTTGGAACCTCGGCTTCCTCAAAATTCTCAGGAAACCGTTTGCGAATTGTTCTGTCCAAAATCGCGTAATACTCATCAGACCCTATTTGCACCTCGCCGCTCTTCTTGAGTTTTTCGTGTAAACCCAAGGCCGCAGCGGTCATCTCGTCGTCTTGGCCATACCAGGGATTTCGGTCCTGCCATGACTGTAACTTCGGATTTGCCCGAGGTTGCGGGGTCTCGTATGTATTTTGTACCTGAAAATTTTCTTCTTGTAAAGCAGGCATTTGGAAGTTCTGTGCCTGCATAGACCGGATTTGGGCAGTTTGAAGCTCTTTCTGGGCCTCTAACACCTTGTCAGAATCCCCAGAATCATAGGCTTCTTTGTACTGCACTTCAGCCATTTTGAGCTTTAACGCGGCAGCTTCTTGTAAAGTAGTGGCATATTCTTTCCCACCAGTATCAAGAATCTGTTTAATCCGCTTGTTCTCATTCATGAGCTGCTGCGCCAGGCGTACAGCCTCTTGCTGCTCTCGATATGCGGCCTCTTTCTCGCGGCGCTCGTCGTGCCAAACCTTCCGCATTTGCTTGAGTTTTTGTTTGACCTCGTCGTCATAAGCCTCTAGGTCATCTTTCTCAAGCTCCTCTTTGAGAGGGGCGGGCAATGGCTGACGGCCACGATCCTCTTCAGGCGTGTCGTCTTCTATTTCGACTTCGACCTTATCGTTTTTGTCGTTTCCAATAGTGACGCTCAGTTCATTAGTCTGTTCGTCGGGGAATTTAAATTCATCTTTTTCAAATTCAGGCATCTTGTCCTCCTGTTACTTACGTTTGATTCCGCGAGGGTCCATCACCGTTGCCTCTACTGAGTCATCGTTAATGAGTCGAAACTCGCGTCCGTGGATTAATAGCCGTGTACCGGCGTTTGGCCTTACCAATACAAAATCACCTTTCTTGCACCACGGTCCCGTGGGGAATCGAGAAGTGTCTTTGTAACAGTCTGGGCCTAGATCAATGACAAACAACACCGTCGTTAAGATCTCTTCATAGTGAATGGTTGTATCTGCTTTAACCAATCCACTGTCGTACTCTTTCTCTACTTCTGGTATTGCACACAGAATCCTATAGCCAGAGGGCTTTGGAAGCTGCCTTGCTTTCTCTTCGTTGGTTGCTTCTAGGTTAATTGCGCCTACGACCTGCGGTTTATCGGGATTTGTGCCGATTAGCAGACTACTCATCAGTGTTCTCCATCTTTTGTTTAAGGTCTAATGCGTACCCCCTTGCAGTGAGCAGACCCCGGATCTCACCGCAAATTCTTTTGTATTCCTCAAGACTTTCGCACTTCCCTTCTGCCAAGAAGTCTTTCAGTTGAGAAACTTTGTCGTCTGTTTGTTCGACGATTACTTCTAGTTCAGTCATTTGTTAGCCTTTGGTTGTTGGGGGCGTTGCTGCTGTACTTCTTTTTGATGTGCCTGGCTAGACAACTGTTTTGCAATGTCTACGCCCATGCGAATGATTTCCTTCTCTCGGCCATCGCGCATTTCGGCTGCGGTGCGAATAGCCTCAAGCTCCGTATCACTCTGTAACTTCTGCTTTTGGAACTCAGCCTGCGAAATAATCCGACCGGCTTCGATCTCTTGCTGGCGTTTACGCAACTCAATATCAGCCATGTCCTTCTGGGCCTTGCGTTGAATCTCTGCTTGTTTCATCGCAAGCTCTTGCTGCTGCATCTGAATGATCGGATCTTGGGCCTGCTGCTGCGCTTGTTGTTGCGCGACCTGAGCCTGGTTCTGCGACAGAAGCCGTTGTGCAGCTTGAGCCAACATCGGTGCCAGGCGAGCTTCGACTTCAGGATTCATACCAACCTCTTCACCCATCTCATCTTCTTTGGGCGGCAGGTTAAATCCAAGCTGTAGCTCGATCTGCTTGCGATACTCCATACCCAAGTGCTCGTTGATATGGTTCATCATTGCCGCTTGCATCTGTGTGGCCATCGGGTTGTTCTTCAGCAACTCTTGGATCATTGGATCTTGCATAGCAGACATGTGCACCGTGATATGCGCTCTGTGATCCTGGTACGCAAACGCTTTAACCGGCTTGTTACGGAGGATGTTTTGGTTCTCTGTTACAGGATCTGCTGGCTTCTGATCCTCGTCCATCGGCACTAGCTTCTGTGCATCTTTAATTCCAAGCACATCGAGCATTTGTCGGTGAAGTAGTGGCAGGTTATATAACTGTGGAGCCGCCTGCGCCAACTGCATGACCGCCTGATACTGAACGATCTTTTGCGCCATCGTCGAGGCATTTGGGTCTGAAACCGGGATAACATCAACATCGTCATAGTCTGTTTTCTTCGCCCGGCGGTGCCCATCTACTGGTTCATAGCTGTACTCATCAGGCGTATATGCCGCGATGATCTGCTTGAGTAACCCCAGCTCCTGCTTCATCGAGTAATGAACGCGAGCTTGGACCGCCGACATTGTTTTCAGTGTCCGCTCAAGAATGGCCAGCGTAGTTCCCACTGGTGCCTGGGCAGACATATCTGAAATCTGGAGATCTGCCGTGTTAGCAAACCTCCGACCTTCATCAATAATCGTTTGGAACAACTGGAAGAGAGTCTGACTTGGCTCTTTGTACGGCAGCGGCATCAGGTTGTCTTTGATAGACCCCGATGGAACGTCTACGTCTCTAAACTCTCCGGGTGCTATCGGTGTGTCATCGCCTTTAACGCGCAGACCCCGCGCTTTAAAGCCTCCCGGCAGATTCGCCAGTGTTCCTGCATCAACCAACTGACGAATGAGAGAAGTACCAGACTTGGCAAAAGCACCAACAAGGTGAATAAGGCCGAAATAGTAAAAACCAAAGCCGGGAACATATCCGTAATGAACAAAATGCTGTCGCTTCGCATACGTTTCATCGTCTGGCTCCCAGTTACGCCGAATGGCTAGGATCTGATTCGATCCCTTCTCAATAGTCACTACATACGGCAGCGCAATACCTGTTAACTCGTCGTCTTCATCCCTGTGCTCATGGCCAGGCAGGTCCAACTCCACGTGCATTTCAAGAATCTTGTACCGCGAGTCGGTCGAAGCACGGAATCCCAGCTTCTCAGCGATCTTTTTCTCTACTTCGTCCAACATATTGTTGG